ATGTATGGTGCAAGGGAAATAGAAATGATAACGGGCTTTAAAACAACATCTGCTTATGAATTAATAAAGAAATTACAAAAGATGTTTAAAGAAGAAAATCCCGATGCACTAATATTTAAGAACAAAATTCCTAAAACTTACTTTGAAGAAAAGGTTTTAGGGAAAAAGGAAAGGAGTAAGAAAGAATGAATAAGATAATAGACTTTTTCTTTGATAGTGAAGAACAGTTAGATGAATACAAGAAGATGTTAAAGATAGGAAGTATATTAATATTCAGCGCACTTTTAATAGCGCCAATTGTGATGCCTTTACTTGTAGATCTAGTAGCATAAAAAAAGAAAGACATGTATAAATCTTTCTATAAAATATTATAGCAAATTTATAGAAAAAAATCAAATGGGGTATTGGTTAAAAACTAGGGAAAGGGAAAAAGTATGACACCAAAAAATTTTACAATATACATAGAAATATTTAGGTTAATCGATACTATTAAACCGAAAGAAAAAAGAGATGAATTTCTTGGTAAATTATTAGACTTTTATTTCAAAGAAGAAAAACCTAAATTTGAAGAAAATAGTTACGAAGAAATTATATGGGAAAACATATCAAAGCCCATAAAATCGTACAAATCTAAGGTTGTTAATGGTAGCAAAGGTGGTAGACCTAGAAAAACCGAAAACAAAACCGAAACTCAAAGCGAGAGCGATAGTGAAAGCAAAACAACATCAGATGTAGATGTAAATGTATATGTTAATAATAATGTAGATAATATATTAGAACTAGAAGTAAAAGAATTAAATAAAATAAAAGCTAATATAGAAATTTTAAAAGATAGTAAATTTATAGAATTTAGAAATACTTTTAGAAAAGATAAAAAAATATTAGAAATATATAGTCTCTATTGCTTTGAAGAATTTTGGAAATCATACCCAAAGAAACGAAACAAAGAAGAAACGAAAAAGTGGTATTTAAAACATCCACCAAGCGAAGAAACAAGAAAACAGATATTACTGGCGATAGCGTTTTTTAAAAATGATAAGCAGTGGGAAAACTCACAATACATTCCTTATCCATCAACTTTCTTAAATCAAAAGAGATGGGAGGATATCAAATGAGTAATGACGAAGTAATGGAGTTTATTCAGCAAATCAAAAAAGACTATGCAAAGTTTGACTTAACACCGGATGAATACCAAGTTTGGCGAGACCAACTTATGAAACTTAAGAAAGAAGTAGCAGAATTAAAGTACGCTGAGCACAAAAAGAATGGCTTTAAAACAATACCACCAAAATTAGAAATCTTTATTTACGAACCTAAGGAAAAAACCAAGAAAAGAATAATCACTGAAAAGTGCGGTTGGTGTGGAAGAATATTTTATCATGAAGCCATGAACTTACATGAAGCTAGACATAGAAGTGTAGACTACATTAAATCAAGAACAGAAAAGTACTTCAACAAAGAATTCACGAAAGAAAAGTATGAAAACCTTATGTCTATGAAAGAAGAAGACTTTCAACAAGTTTATGATAAATTTTTAAAGATGTTATTGAAAATAGTAACAGGTGCTGAAAAGATAGCAATATTAAACTCATTTTACGCAAAAGAAAATCCTGGAACAAGAATTCCAATTGATATTTGCGAATGGTGGGCTAAAAAAAATATAGAAGAAAGATAGGAGATAAAAATATGAAAAAAGAAATTAGAACAAACAAAGAAAATTATGTTAAGGAATTACAAAAACAAATTCAAATTAATAAAAACAGATTTTTAAAATCTTTAGAAAATACAAAGGAAGGTATGATATTGATAAACGAGAAAGAATGCTTTGTGTTTGGAAGTAAGGACAACATAGAAGCATTAATCGGAATGCTAGCAAGTAGATTATTTAACGATAAAGCTATGACAGAAAATGAGTTAATAAACGCTGTAAAGCATGGTATAGAATTTGCAAGCTTTGAAAGAGAAATGAAGAAAGATAAAGAATTTGCAAATAAAGTGGAAGACTTATTAAAGAGTATTAAAAAGTTTATGGAGGACTAATGAAAGTAAAGGAAAAGGATAAGTATGATTTTGGCGAAAAAGAAACAGAAAATATAAATGGTCAAAAAATACCAGTTGAATATCATACACCAAAATACAAAGAAGCAAAAAACAAAGCCGTTGAATTATTAGAAAGTGCTAAATTTAAAGAAGTACTTAAAGCAAGTGACTTTTGGATATTAGTTAACACTTATGCTAATAAAACCAAAGCAATGTATAGTGGATTAATTATAAGTCACGATGGCTGTTTAAAAGTAAATGATGTATTAGAAGAAAAATTAAAATTTAAACCTGACTGTGTGACTATAGACAAAGATGGTTTTAACAACTCATTAGTATTTACTTACAATTGTCCCGAACAAGGAATTTATGAAGTAGGAGAAGTAAGTAAAAGTAATTGTAAAAATGATTATCCTTACGCTATGGCTTTAAAAAGATGTATGGATAGGGTAATTTTAAAAAATAGTAAGATAGCTTATTCAGGAATATACAGTGATAGCGAAAGTGACGAATTTTTAAAAAGAACTGAAGATGAGGGAGTTAAAGAAACTGCTAAAAAGATAGAGAATAAAACTACAGGAACTGATATAAAAATCACACCAACACAAATAAAAACCATTGCTCAAATTTACGCAGGTGATAACTTAGAAAAATTGTTAGTGGCTAACGGCCTTGAAAAATTGCAAGATATGTCAATGATTAAAGCAAGTGAAATAATTAAGAAAGTTAACGAAAAGAGAAAGGAAAAAGAAAATGGAATTAATTAAAGTTGAAAATGAAATAGGAATATTAGATACTGAAGTATCAAAGAAAGTAGCAGAGTTTGAAAAAGCAATTAAAGAAATAAAAGAAAAGGAAGAAGAGTTAAAACAAAATATTCTAACTGAAATGGAAAATAAAAATATACTTAAACTTGAAACTGATGATTTAATGATAACTTACATCGCACCAGCAGAAAGAGAAACATTTGATAGTAAAAAATTTAGAGAAGAAAATTCAGACTTATACGATGAATATGTCAAGTTTTCTCCAGTTAAAAGTTCTATTAGAGTAAAGGTTAAATAATGGATACCTGGGAGATAAAAGGACACACACTTGAATATATAGATAAGATACATCAATATCTTGTTGATGGGGTGTGTGTTCCCAGTATCACACAGATACTGAAAGTTAAGTTTGGAAACAAATACAATGGTATATCAAAAGAAGTACTAGATAATGCAGCTAAAAAAGGAACAGCAGTTCATGAAAGTATTGAGAACTTTGAAAAGTTAGGAATTGATATTAATATTCCAGAATTGAGAAATTATAAATTTTTAAAGAGATATTACAACTTTGAATGCTTAGACAATGAAGTTCCAATTATCTTATTTCAAGATAACGAACCAATAGCAGCTGGTCGGTTAGACTTAGTATTAAAGCTAGAAAATGGAGATACAGCCTTAGGAGATATAAAAAGAACATCGGTACTTGATAAAGAGTATTTAGCGTATCAACTTAACTTGTATAGAATTGGATACCAGCAATGCTATGAGACTGAAATTAAAGCACTTAAAGGACTTCATTTAAGAGAAAATGTAAGAAAGTATGTAGATTTACCAATAAACGAAGAAATGGCTTTAGAACTCGTTAAAAAATATATGGAGGGAGAGAATGAAAGGACTATTCAAGAAGAATAAGTTACTAATTGAAGTATCTAATCTAGACCAAGACAAAGTGTACGATGTTAAGATAGAGCCTTTTAGCGAAAAAAGAACTAAAAGCATGAATTCATACTATTGGGTTCTAGTAACTGAATTAGCTAGTAAGTTAAATACAAGCAAAGATGAATTACACACAGAACTAATTAAAAGATACGCACCACGTGATTATCTGAGTATGCTATCTCAAGTAAACATCAATGATTACTTTCCGTATTACGACTTGCAAAGTACTTATAAAAGCAATGGTAATACGTTCAAAAGTTATTTAGTTTATAAAAGGTCTAGTGATATGAATAAAAACGAATTCAGAGGGTTATTGGATGGTTTAATAAGCGAGTGTCATGAATGTGGAATAAGTACTATGACACCACAAGAAATAGAATTATTAAAATATTTGGAAGGTAGGTAAAAAATGTTATATGAGTTGTGTGACATGGGGGACTGGAAAACAAAAGATGTTCTGTTAAAGAAACTTAAAGATAACGGCATTGAAATGAACGAAAGAACATTTAGACACGCTGTCAAAGCAAATAACGCACTTTATTATGAAGATAAAGCAAGTAAGTTTATAGCTCATTCAAGCAAAGGTTACATAGCAACAACAAACGAAGAGATACTTATAAGATGTGCTAAAGACTTTAGAAAACGTGCTATTGACCAACTTGTAGAAACTTCAAGAATATATAAAAAATTAAAATTGAAAGGAAATTTAAAACTAGTAATTAATGAAGATAACTTACTAGTAGTAGAAGAATAGGAGAAAGATTATGAATAGTGTAAATTTAATAGGAAGAATAACAAAGGATATTGAATTAAAAACTACAGAAAGTGGAATGGTTGCTACATCAATGTTTATAGCAATTAACAACGGAAAAAATGAAAATGGAGAAGAAAGAATGGCAGACTTTCCAAAAATCTGTGTTTATGAAAAACAAGCTGAAAATTTAGCTAAGTATTGTAAGAAAGGAAGTTTAGTAGGAGTAAATGGTAGAATAAAAACAAGAAATTATGAAAAAGAAGATGGTACTAAGATTTATGAAACTTATGTAATAGCTAATAGAGTGGAATTTCTAGATACAAAATCTAATGGCAGTGGTTATACAATACCGGAAGCAGATTATACAGTTCGTACTGAAACACCATCATATACACCTGTTGAAGAAAAGAAAGAAGAACCAGTATCAGACCCATTCGCGGAATTTGGAGAACAAGTTTCACTTAGTGATGAAGATCTACCATTTTAAGGAACTAATATGGAAACAAAGAATTTAGAAAGTTACTATCCAGGTTACGATGAGTATTTGAAACCAAAGGAAGAAGAGAATACAGAAGAAGATGTAGATAATTACGTTGACGAAATGAGGTTGAGAGAAAGTGAGAATTAAATTATTTTATAAATCAGATTACAAATACATGAAATCAAAATGTAGTGAATTAAATGGAGTAATTAGAGAATTGAAAGGCAAACTTGAAATTGGAGAAAGTCAATACCAAGAACTAGTAGAAGAAAAAGAAGATTTAATGGACAAGGTTGATAAATTGACATTTGATTTTGAAAGGAGTTCTGAACTTGTGGATGAACTTCAAGATAAGCTATCAAAAATGCAAAAAGAAGTAGTATCCTTGAAAACTGCAAAAGGTGGTTTTACTAAAAAAATAAATCAGTTAACTAATGATCTTAATGCTAAAGATAAAGAGATAGAAGAACTAAAACAAAAATTAGCAGAAAGTATGACTGATAAATACGCTGTTAAAAAGATTAAATCCGGTAGAAGACCTAACACCCTAAAAAGGTCTTCTGCTAGACCTGTAAAAGGCTCTGTACAAAAGTATCAGCAGAAGCTAGAAAGGATGGAAGTATGAATGAACAATATGTAAAAAGAACTAAGGTTGAACTTTATAATGATCATTTTGAAAATGCGAAAACTTACAATATACCACATGCACAGCTTATAATAGCAGATATACCATATAATCTTGGAAATAATGCATATGCAAGTAATCCGCAATGGTACGTTGATGGGGACAATAAAAATGGAGAAAGTAAACTTGCTGGTAAAAGCTTTTTTGACACTGATAACGATTTCAGAATAAACAACTTCTTTGATTTCTGTACTAGATATTTAAATAAAGAACCTAAAAAGGCTGGAGAAAGAGGAAAAAGTAGTAATGCACCTGCAATGATAGTGTTTTGTGCTTTTGAACAAATACCTATGGTAATAGAGCAAGGAAAAAAACATGGTCTTATGAAAAGTTATCCATTAGTATTTATCAAAAATTATTCAAGCCAAGTTTTAAAGGCAAATATGAAAATAGTGGGAGCAACAGAATATGCAGTAGTTCTTTATAGAGAAAAGTTGCCTAAATTTAACAATGTAAATGAATTTGGTAAAAACCATATGATATTTAATTGGTTTGAGTGGAAACGTGATGGTAAAGACATACCGAAAATACATCCCACTCAAAAGCCAGTAAATTTGCTTAAACAACTAATAAAGATTTTTACAGATGAAGGAGATGTAGTAATTGACCCAGTGGCTGGAAGTGGTAGTACCTTAAGGGCTTGCATGGAACTTAATAGAAGTTGCTATGGTTTTGAAATAAAGAAAGAGTTTGTAAAGAAAGCAAAAGAAGAAATGTTAGTTAACACAGATAAACAATTAACAATATTTGATTAGGAGATAAACGTGAAATTGAATTTTGATAAGCAATTTTATTTAATAGCGGAATATTGGCTAGGAGATATACAAGGCTTTGTCAAATTAGGAGATGACCGAAAAGAAATGGAAAAAATATTTCAAGAAAAATATATGTGGAAACCTAATACTTTTGGAGTAACAGAAGAAAGTTACAAACTTTTAGAAGTTAATGCAAAAGTAATTATGACTGACCAAGACATCATTAAGAAGGGAGAATAGATATGAAAATAATAGATTTATTAAATAAAATAGCAAATGGTGAAGAAGTACCAAATAAAATACACATAAAAAAATTTCAATGTGATTTTATATTTAATGGTTATACTTATTTAAGTGATGAAAAAGCACAGCGAAACATTTATTGGTGTTCGTATAGTGAAGCATTAAATTATGAAGTAGAAATCCTAGAAGAGCCAAAGAAGATAGAAAAATGGAATAAATTTGCTTTAGAAGACATTGTGAAATGCACTGAAGAAGATTTAAAAGGATATATTAGAGTTTTGGCTGAAACACAAAATGAAATAATAGATGAAATTAACAAGTTAAAGGAGAAATAATTATTATGGAAAATGATATTTTTATAAAAGCAATAAAAGAAACAGTTGAAGAATATGTCAAAGATAATGTGAGAGTTAGTGTATATAAAACAGAGCCTAAAGAATATTGGAGCAAATATACTATACAACTTGATAATAGTGCTTATCATACAAAATATGAATTAGATAATAGATATTGCAATGAAAGAACGTACATAATGAGAGTGGTATCAGATTTATGTATTAATCTTGCTGAAATGACACAAAGAGAAAGAAATGATTTTTTCAAAATAAGTAATGATAAGGAGAAATAATTATGAATGTAAAAGTAATTAAAGAATGGTTAAATGATATTGCAACTCCAACAGGAATATCTTATTCAGGAGACCAAACAATAAGTGAAAGTATGGTTAAAAATATAGTTGATTATGTAGAAGAATTAGAACAACAATGTAAAAAACAAAAAGAATTAATTGATAGAATACTCAATGAAGCAAAAGAAACAAGAAATATATTAAATAATAATCGAGATGACAATATATTATCAAAGAGTTGTTTATTATCTTATTTAGAAATTGTTGAAGATTTATTAAAAGAGGTATCAGAATGAATAAAGAAGAATTTTTAAAAGCAATTATGGAACTTTCTAAAGTAGAAACAATTAATCCAATAAGTACTATGAATAGTATTAATGTTGATGATTTAATGAGTGCTATTGATAGACTAAATAAAGTTCCTACTTATGATGAATTATTAAAAGAAAATAAAAAGCAAAAAGAAGTAATAGATAAAGTAATAGAAATAATAGAACCATTAACTGAATTTGATATGTGTACTATTAATGGGAAAATATTAAGAAAACCATTAGATATATTAAAAGAGGTATCCGAATGAACATAGATAAAATATATGAATATAAACATAAATTACAAGAAGAATTAAACTTTGAAGAAATAAGTAAATTGTATAGAGAAGTACTTTATGATGAATATGCAAAGACAGAAGACTGCGACATCATACATTGTTATCAATTATTGAGAGATATAATAGACATATTTACACAAATGACAAAGGGTAGAAAGTTTGAAAAAAATTACCTAAAAGATAAGATGAAATGGTAGGTGTCAGAATGAATAAAATGTATGAATACTTAAAAAACCATGCTTATATATCATATAACAAAAAATCAACTTACGAATTTGAACTTTCGGAAGAAAGAGCCAAATGTATAGCAAATAAATATGATAGCTTAACTGACGAATTACTGCAAGAAAATAAACAACTAAAAGAAAAATTGGATTGTGATTTACAATGGGCTTTTAAATATGAAAAACAAGTAGATAATTGGAATAAATTAAAAGAATATATAAAACAAGAACCAACATTATATTTTTATAATGATAAATTACCTTTTGAAGTTATAATAGCTAAAATAATAAATAAAATGCAAGAACTAGAACAAGGAAGTGATAGTGATGAAAAAAATAAAAATTAATGATAATGAAATAGAGTTTTTTATAGATTATGTAAGAGTTCCTAGAAAAGCAAATCATAATTATAGCAACACTGAATTTGATTACAACTGTGATTTAAGCATAGTTACTAAAAAGGAATTATCAGATTACGAAAGAGAAGTTGTAGCGAGATGTATAAGAAATATAATCAATGAATTTGATATGTGTACTATTAATGGGAAAATATTAAAAAAGCCATTAGAAATTTTAAAAGAGGTATCAGAATGAATAGTCAAGATTTAAAAGATTTAATTGATTATGTAATGGAACATAATTCTTGGAAACAATATTCTGCAATGGAAAACAGGAAAATGCCTAAATATTTAGATTTTAAATTATGGTTTACTTTAGATACTAGAGATGGAATTATATTTTATTTAAAAACTAGACAGAGTGGAAAAGATAAGTCATTTAGAGTTGAAACTAAAGATGATTTAGACAAATTTTATAAATGGCTTAATAAAAAAGATATTGAATGAGGTGTCAGAATGAGTAAAGAAAAAGACTTTTTTAAAACCTGTTTTAATATAGTAGCAGGACTAGAAGTAAAAAATGAAAGCCAAGCAATAGCAAAAGAAGTTGTTTTAAGCGAAATTAAAAATTTAGAACAAAAAAATAAACAACTAAAGGATAATTGGAATAAGTTAAAAGAAGATTTAATAAAAATAAGGCAGTTAACTTTTACAAAATACAACAAGAATGAATGGGGAAATTGCCTATCGTTTAATGATGACATATTACCATTAATTGAAAAGATGCAAGAAATAGAACAAGGAAGTGAAAGTAATGAATAAATATTGTTATGAAACAAAAGATGGAAAACGTAAGGGCTATTTTAAAATATATCAAGCAGTAAATGGTTCTATTCAATTAATGATGGGAAATTGTAATACCACTTTAACAGCACAACAAATATTAGATTTAAACATATATACATTTGATTTAATTGATTATGACCACGATAAATTTTTAGAATTTTATAAGTTGGGTGATAGTAATGTTAAAGATTAAAGATAATGTAGATTTAAAAGAATTAGAAATGTTCGGATTTAAACTTAATTATAATTCAAACTTTCCTGATGGTTGGGCTATGATAAAAACATATAAAAAAGGAAAATATTATCAAGAAGATATCTATATATGGGAAGATAGGAGAATACAAGCAAATGCTATTCAAATATTAGACATATTATATGACTTAATAAAAGCAGATTTAGTAGAGAAAGTAGGAGAATAGATATGATAAAAAAAGAAGAAATATGTTTTATATTAAAAAATATATTCAAATTTGATAGCATTTCTTTCCATGATAATATTGACAATAATATATCGCAAACTATGTTTGTATTTAAAAAAGATGGTAAAGAATATGGTATATTAATAGATGATAGAATAATACGAGAAGTTCCTTATAAAGATGTTGCGGGTTATATATCAGAAAGATACATAGATTTAATGCTATATGGAAAGGATAGGAGGAATAAATAAATGTGGAAATAATAGAAAAGGTAAAAGAAATATCTGAGCTAATGAATGAATTACAATCTTATACAAATAACTTAAGTACTAATTTGCAAGCAGTAGATTATAGAATAAGTGATTTATTACATCTTATAGAAAGTGAGAAATTAGATACTAAGGCTTGTTATAGAATTGTCAAAGAACTTAAAAATGTAAGAAAAGACAGAAGGAAAATTAAAAACGATATGGAACTATCTAAGACTTTAAATCTAAATCTAAATAAGCTTTTAAACATCGAAAATAGACAATTTTTACTAGCAGAACTTAACAAGACAAATAATCACTTAAATAATAAATATAAAAACAGAATATATACTGAAGAAGAAATCAAAGAATTAATAGGAGTGTGATATATGTGTACAGGCTAAACTATGATAGGTCGTTGATAGAACTATTGAACAGGGGGTTTAGGTTTACACAAAACACAATAGAGTATGTAGAGGATAACGTAGTCTATTTAGAATTTGGTTTTAAGAATGATACACATAGATTTCGTTTGTTGAAGTCAAAAAGTGAAGATAAAGAATTTTTAAATAAAAGAAAAGAGATAATAAGAAGATTAATAAAAGAATGCGTTATTTTACATGTCAGAGATAGGTGGTGGCTTAAATGATAGAAGAGTTGAGTATAAAACAATTAAAATATAAGATAAAAGAAATAGAAGACGAACTAGAAATGTATCTTACATTGAAAAAAATAGAATTCAATAAATCACAACCAGGTGCTATGACATATAAAGACATAATTGTTCAAGGTGGACAACCTTTTGATAAATTTACACATTACCTGATCAAATCTGAACAATATGATGACAACATTATAGAATTAACACAAAAATTATTAGCATATCAAACTAGATTAGCAAAAAAGATTAAAAACATATGTAACGGAGATTCAAAAGCATACATTACTTACTTAAGAGAAGAAGAACATATGAGTTGGAAACAAATTTGCAGACTAACACACTTTTCTGATAGACAAGCACGAAGAATTTATAGTGAAAAGTGAAGATGGCCGTAAATGACCGATTTAAAGTGGTATAATGTGTATAATGAGTACGATTAGAAATGAATACTCATTTATTACATCAAAATCCCTAGTGGCTACAATTAGTAGCCTAGAGAGATATATTCTTTACCATTGTCCTTTGGAAAACTCCGATGTATCTTTCTAGGGTGCTAATTAGCAGTGTTACTTATTTAGGGATTAATTAACCTATAACAATAGGTAGCATAGAGTGAATATGAATAAATCGACTTTGTGAGTTTAAAAATGGTTTATAGTGCACTTGTATTTGCTCTATGGTATCTATTGTAGATACTAGATGTTCTAATTTTGTTGAAGCAACCTTAACCGGTTGTTTTTTTAATTCCGAAAAAGTCTAAAAATAAAAAAATGGAATAGAAAGGAAGTCGATAAAATGAAAGAATCAATATTAGCAATAGTAATGGGAGTGTTAACATTTGCTGGGACTATATTTATTTGTATTTTATCAACTAACAAAAATGAAATATGGGAAAAGATACGAGGTGATGACTGATGGCAAAAGGTGTTAAGATTGACAATAAGAAAATTCAACAAGTTATGGCAAGTTATGCACTTACTAATAGCTATAATGCAACATCTAAAGAATGTAATGTGTCGGATAAGACTGTAAAGAAAATTATTGAAGAACATTCCGAAGAATTCACGAAAGTATCCGAACGTAAAAAAATGCAGTTCGTAGAGTATGCAGATAAGCTAATAGATAAGGCTATGAAAAAGTTAGATAAGGCTTTAGATAGAAAAGATATCCCTATAAACAATTTGACTACTGCTATTGGTACATTGTATGACAAAAGAGCATTAGCAAAAGGCGAAAGCACTTCTAATAATTCCATTACAATTAACATGAGCGAAGAAGTAAAGGAATTGAGCAAATGACTTTAAATATTGGCGAATTATATCCTAAACAAGTTCTATTTTGTAAGGCAACTAATAAATATATTTGCTATGGTGGTGCTCGTGGAGGAGGAAAAAGCTATGTATCAAGAATAAAGATGATACTTTTGGCATTAAACTATTCAGGCATACAAATATTACTTTTAAGAAGAACATTGAAAGAATTAAGAGAAAACCATGTATTGCAGTTTCAGAAATTATTACGTGGCATAGCAACTTATAAAGATAGTACTAAAGAATTTATATTTCCAAATGGCTCTAGGATAGTATTAGGGTATTGTGATAACGAAAAAGATGTACTTCAGTATCAAGGACAAGCATATGAAGTTATAGTTTTAGAAGAAGCAACAATGTTTACAGAATTTCAATTTCAGTCACTTACAGAAAGTAACCGTATGGGTGGAAATTTGAAAGCCTCTTTTATTCCTAGAATGTATTTTACTTGTAATCCTGGTGGAGTTGGACATGCTTGGGTTAAAAGATTATTTATAGATAAAGACTATAAAGAGTCAGAAACACCTGAAGACTATTTATTTATTCCTGCTCAAGTATTTGAAAATAAGTATTTAATGGAAAATGACCCACAATACGTTAAAACACTTGAAAATCTACCGGAGGATAGAAAGCAAGCAATGCTTTATGGTAATTGGGATGTGTTTGATGGACAGTTTTTCAGAGAATTTAATAGAAATGTACACGTGGTTGAACCATTTACTATACCAGAAGAATGGAATAGATACATAGCAATTGACTATGGGCTAGATATGTTTGCAGTATTATTTATAGCAGTTGATACAAAAGGTAAAGCTTATGTTTACAATGAGATATATAAATCTAATTTAATTGTAAGTGAAGCTAGACAAGTATTAAAAAGCTATATGAGAGATAAGAAGTACAAAGATATATATGCACCACCCGATTTATGGAATAGAAATAGAGATACTGGGAAGAGTACATTTGAACTATTTTATGATGGCGGTTTAATGTTTACTAAAGCAAGTAATGATAGAGTAGCAGGATGGTTAAATGTTAAAGAGTGGTTAAAAGTTAAGAAAGTAAGAGATGAACAAACCGGAGAAATAAAAGAAGAAAGCAATTTAAAGATATTCAGTAATTGTACTAATCTTATTCGCTGTTTACCACAACTTCAGTATGATGACAAAAATCCTAACGATGTAGCAACAGAGCCACATGAAATAACTCATATAACGGATGCATTAAGATATTTTTGTACTATGAGAATAACCAAAACAGTTGAAATGATAAATAGAGAATCTACATTCAACTTTGATATAGAAAAGCCAGATAATTATGATTATGGAGAGGAGATAGAAGTAATATGAAAAAGAAAATGTTACGTAAATTAAGAGAAATAAGTGAGGAAGTTTTAGGAAAAGACAAAACAGATGAAATTATAAAGAAAACTGTTGAGGAAGTCTTAAAAGAAACTAAGCCAAAGAAAAAGAAAGGAAAATAATATGGAACTATTGATTATGGGTGCTTTTATGATAGTGTCCTTTTATTTAGGGTTTATACTTGGATATAAAAAAATTAATAAAGAAAAAATAGAAATACCTACATTAAACCCAGTGAAAATTATCAGAGAAAGCAAAGAAAACAAAGAAGAAACAGAAAGGGCAAGAAAAGCACAAGAAATAATGGATACTAATCTTGCTAATATAGACGCTTACGATGGAACTAGTGTAGGACAAAAAGATTTTTAATAAGGAGGCAGAATGACACAAGAAGAGATTAAAACAACCGATATATGGGAATTGTATCAAAAAGGTCAAAATTTCATGTCAAAAATATACGCAAATACTGATATGAACTTCCGTATGTACAATGGAGACCAGTGGGCTGGGTTAAAAATTAAGGGTGTAGAAAAAATACAACACAACTTTATTAAAAAAATAGTTAAACATAAAGTTGGTACTATTACTGCTAATTTATTTGCAGTTAATTATAGTCCAGAAAATATTGAAACTAACGAGTTTATGGAAATAGCGCAAAAGACTTGTGATTTGCTAAATAAAAAGGCAAGTAAAGTCTGGGATAAAGACTTTATGGATAAAAAAATAAAAAAAGTTTGCAGAAAATCAGCAATAAATGGAGAGTCAATAGTATATGTTGATTATGATGAAACTAATAATATTCCTATTAATGAAATTATCAGTAAAAATGATATTATTTTTGGCGATGAAAATGAAGAAGAAATACAACTTCAACCCTGGATTATTATTAGACAAAGAAAGACAATTTCAGAGCTTCAAACATTGGCTAGAAACTATGAAGTTAAAGAAGAAGATGTTCTTAATATTCGTGGAGATAGTGATTTGGGAAGTGCAAGTGGAGAAAGTGCTAAAAATGAAATAGAAGATAAATGTTGGTTGTTAACAAAATTATACAGAGAAAATGGTACGGTACATTTTAGCCAAGCAACTAAATATTGTGATTTGAAAAATGATATTGATACAGGATTAACACTTTATCAAATTGCACACTATAATTGGGAAGATGTAGAAGGTAGCGCTAGAGGAATTGGAGAAGTTGAACAACTTATACCTAATCAACTTGAAACAAATAAAACAGCAATGAGAAGAGCGTTAACTATTAAGAACATAGCCTATCCGCAAAAGGTTGTTAATATTGACCTAATTAATAATCCTGATGCTATAAATAGAGTTGGTTCAACAATTAAATTTAAAAACGTTGGAAATGTTAGAGCTAGTGATGTATTTATGAATGCATCAGCTGGAACTATTAGTCCAGACAGTGAAAAATTTCAAAATGAACTTATAAATTTATCAACAGAAATTAATAATGCTGGAGATGCCGTCACAGGCAACATTAATCCAGAAAGTGCGAGTGGTAGAGCAATTTTGGCTGTTCAAAACGCACAAAATCAACCATTAAATGACCAATTGATAGGGTTAAAGTCATTTATAGAAGATTTAGCACGTATTTGGTTTGAAATGTGGAGAGTTTATGCTAAAGATGGACTTTTAATAGAAGATGAACAAACAGATAATATAACAGGCCAAAAAACAACTAATCAGGTTTTGGTGCCACAATATGTTTTAGAAGCATTAAGAACAAGTGTTAAAGTTGACATAACTCCAAAGGGAGCATTTGATAAGTACGCACAAGAATTATCACTAGAAAACATGTTTACGGCTGGAAAGATAACATTTGAAGAATACGTAGAAGCACTAGATACGGATAGTGTTATGCCTAAGCAAAAACTTGAAATAATCTTAAAGAAAAGAGCTGAAAAAGAAAAACAAATAAACGAATATGAACTTCAAGCTGCTCAACTTAAAAATCAAGCACAAAAAGAAATGAGTTATGCACAGGATATAGAAAATATATCAAGTGCAGGTAATGAAATGATTAATCAAGCGACTGCAAGTATGTAGTTGCTTTTTTGATAGACCAAGCATTAATGTCTATAAACTTTATAGGTCATAGTGAAGCAAACACTTAAAAATAGGAGGAGATTATGAACGAAGAAATTCAAAATGTTACAGATGTAACTGAAAATACTGAGGAACAAACAGCAGAAGAAATTGTTGATGGTGTAGAGTTAACTGACACCGCTGATGATACTACTGACGTAGATACTGAAGAAACAAAAGAAGAACAACCAAAAGGTAGATTTTATACCGACGAAGAAGTAAACAGTATTGTTGACAAAAGAGTAGCAAGAAAAATGCGAAAGTATGAAAAACAAATGGCTGAATACGAAGATACAGAAAATGTACTTAAAAGTGCATTAGAAGTTGATAATATTTCGGATGCTAATAAGAAGTTACGAAGTTATTATCAAGAACAAGGTTATGAACTACCAGAAAAAAAGTCTAGTTATAGTGAGAGAGAATTAAACATTCTAGCAAAAGCTGAAGCAGATGAAATTATAGAAGAAGGTTATGATAGCATGTTAGAAGAAGCAAATAGGCTTGCAAAAATAGGCTATCAAAATCTAAATCAAAAAGAAAAGCTTATCTTTATGACTCTTGGGGATGAGTTAGATAAACAAAATGATACAAGGGAACTAAAAAAAATAGGTGCTAATGAAGAACTATTGAAAAAAACAGATTTTATTGAGTTTAGAAATATGTTTGACAAAAAAACACCTATAGAAAAAGTTTATGGTCTTTACAAAAACCAAGAACCTAAGCCAAAGGTTGAATTACCAGGAAGTATGAAAAACACTTCTGTTAAGGAAGAAAAAGAATATTTAACTCCAGAAGAAGTTGTTGCTCTTACACCTGAAGATTGGGAAAAGCCTGGTATGTGGGAGAAAGTAAGAAAATCCCAGTTAAAATGGCCAAAAGAATAATTAAATATAAATAAAGGAGATGATATTAAATGAAAGATGCAATGCAAACAATATGGCATCAAGGGTATGAAAAAGCCCTTAAAACTATTACTTCATTAAGAAATCATAGTGATTTCAAATATGAAAAAGATACGCACAATGCGAGAAAGGTAATAATCTTAAATGCGGATAAACCATTAGTAAGAAAATATGTTCCGGGACAAGCTATAAAGAGAGACCCTGCAAGTTCTACAAAGCAAGAATTTGAAATGGACCAAATGTATTATTTCAATGTTGGTATTGACCATGTAGATAAAGTACAAACAGTAGACGGAGCACTTGAATCTATATGTCAAGAAGGCGCTGAAGCTTTAACAGAACAAGGCGACATTTATGTTGCTAAATTAGTTAATGATGGTGTTACTGCTGGTAAGGTTGAAGTAGTAGATGCTACATCAGCAACAAAATCAAATGCTATTGAAAAATTAGAGGAAGGACTTGTTAAACTTTATAAAAATAATGTTACACAAAGTACTGAATTATATTCAGAAAATGACCCTACATATTTTAGTAAAATAAGACAAAACTTAACCGAACTTTATACAAACAATGTTGAAATGGCTAAAAAAGGTATTATTGGTAAATATGGTAATGCTTTAATTACTATTGAAAATTTACTTCCAAAATTAGAGCCAACATATGCTGTTACAACTGATACTGATATTGTTGAAGGTAAAACATATTATACAAGAAGTGGAGAAGCAAGTGCATATGTTTATACAGAGGTTACTTCTCCAACTAAAGCAAGTATAAGCTCTTATTATGAAATCACTGGTTATGGAAAAGTTCTTAACTTCTTAAGAACTAAAAAAGCCGTTGCTTTCTGTGAACAAATTGAGAAAGTAGTTAACTATGAAGTTCAAGATGGTTTTGAAACTGCACAAAAAGGTTTATATGTATATGGTGGTTTACTAGTTAGACCTAAAGAAATTGTATGTATAAAAACAAGTCTTTAATTGAGAGAGAAATCTCTCTTTTTTCGTGTATCAAGAGACAAGAGTTAGTGCAAATCTAACTTACACGACCAAGAAAGGAAATATTTATGGAAAAGAAAGAAAAAGTAGAATATTACACATTAAGACCAAGTTTAAGACAGTTCTTTGGCAGAAAGGTAAATAAAACTTTAGAGTTTGATGAATATACAGAAGATAAAAAGATACATCAAACATTAAAAGATTTAATATTAACTACTGAATTAAAAGATACTAGAAAAATTGAAATGTTAGTTAATGGTAAAACAGAAACTTTAGAAAGTGAAGAAACAAGTGTTATTAAACAAAAATTAGTAACTGGTGTTATATTAATTTGGGATGAAAAGCAAGGATATATTATACCAAGTTATCAAATGGCTACATTAGATGAAATAGAAAACGACTTAAAGGCTATGAAAGAAGCTTATAGGAGTGATGAAAATGACATTAAAGGAAATGAAAATAAAGACATTTAGTCTAATTGAGGAATATTATCCACAAGAAAAGAAATTCGCAGAAGATGAAGACGTCATAAATAAAATCAATGGTGTGATTAATCAAATACAACTTGATTTAATGAAATATAGAAAAATAAATGCAAGTTTAAGAGTAGAAATAAAAGAAAACGATGATAAAATTGTGGACTTAACTAAAATATTAACAAATTGTTATCAGATAAATTCTATTTGTTTTGATGAAGAAGTATCGTACCAAATGCCAAATGATGATACACTAATACTTCCTAAAGAGTGGTTTGGAACGTTTACAATATATTATTACAAATATCCTACATTAGTTAAAACGGATTTAACAGAGAATGACTATACTAAACAAGATGAAGAATTTACATTTGATTTGGATCCGGCATTACTTGAAATAATGCCTTATGGTATTGCAGCTGATTTGCTAAAAATGGATATGATTAGCAATTATGGGAAATATTTTTATGAAAGATATTTAGAAATGAAAAATAATATAGACCCTAGAAGAACTTCAGGTCAAATTGTAATAGAAGGTGGTTACGATGTCTAGTATTACAGATTTAATTACGAGAAACTACACCAATTTTAGGGGTGTAGATTTTTCTTTTAATGATGTGATTTTATCAAGAAGTCCAGATGCTTTAAATATGTGGAAGAATTACAAAGAAGGTAATTTTATTCAAACAAGACCTGGGCTTAAAGAAATAGGAGATTTCGGTAATCAAATATATGGATTATTCTTTTATCAAGTAAATAATGTAGTTCAAGTATTAGTGCACAGCGGAATTAAAATGTATAAGTGGAATAACTATCCTAACAGTCCTGTTAATAAAACTGAATTATATACAGGATTAAATCCTAAAACAAGTAATTCTTTTGTATTTAATAATATATTTTTCTTTAAAGATGGTATAAATTATTTAGAGTATGATGGAGAAACAATGAAAGAAGTTGTTGGAACTATTCCAGTAACGTCATATTGGAAGAACCCAGCGGGAGATACACCAATTGATAGTGATACAGATAGTGATTTAGTTTATCAACCTATAAATTGTCTTACTAGTTGGAGAAGAAACTATTTTATAGCAGATGGTAAAAGTAAAGAATACAAACTTGATACAATTGATTTAGACCCTCTATCAATGTCTAATTTAGTTACTGCTACTATTAATGGAAGTAGTAAGACTGAAAATATTGAGTTTACTGTAGATAGAAAGAATGGTACTATAACTTTTAATGATATACCATCAATTGATAGTGAAGTAATGATTACGTTTAGTAAGACTATTGCAAATCATAAAGATAGAATAAATAAATGCAACTTGCTTTGTGAGTTTGATAACAGAATATTCTTTAGTGGAAACGTAGATTATCCTAATTCAGTATTTCATTGTATGTTAAATGACCCTAGATATGTTAGTGATATGAGTTACTATGAATGTGGACTTGATTTAGCACCTGTAAAGGCTTTAATACCTGGTAATGGGGTATTATGGGTAATTAAAGAAATTAATCAAAATTCAAGCAGTGTATACTATCTAACGCCGACTTTAGATAATACTTTGAGCAAGATATATCCTAGTGTAAATGGTTCAATTGCACTTGGCTGTGTTTCAAAAGGTATAAACTTTAATGATGATGTAGTTTTCTTTTCAAAACAAGGCTTAGAGTCTGTGTCTAGTAGTGCTCTATATTCAGAGCAAGTGTTAGAACATCGTTCAAGTTTGGTTGATAGAAAAATGTTATCGGAAAATGATTATGAGAACGTTCAATTAGCAGAATTTAACGGCTATTTGCTATGTTTAATGGGTTCTCACGTGTATTTAGCAAATAGTAATGAATTATATCAAGATAGTACAGGAACGAAACAATATGAGTGGTATTATTGGGAATTAGCTAATAATATAAACTTTATTAAAGAATACAGACAAAAATTGTTCTTTGGAAATGCTCTTGGTAAGATATATCAGTTAGATGTTGAAGGAGAAGAAAGTGTAGAAAGTTACTGGACAACCCCAAAAGACGATTTTGGATACCCAGCATATACAAAAACTACTAATAAACGTGGTAATGTTGCTGATTTAAAAGTTATGAATAATGATAGCATAAAAGTTTCAACAATTGTGGATGGAGTATTAAAAGAAAAAACGATTTTAAGTGATGCAACAGGTCATATTACTTACAGAATAAAAGATAAAAAGTTTAAAGATATACAATTAAAATTTAGTTCAAATAAACCATTTGGACTTTTTTCATGTACTCTGCAAGGTTTTGTAGCGGGTTACTTGAAAAAGTAGAAAGGAGAGTTAAAAATGGATGATAGATTAACTTTGATAGAACAAGAAAAACAAAAAGCATTACAAGATAGTAATAATTTGTATTCTAACTTGCAAGAACAAAATCAAAATTTATATAATCAGCAAAAAGAATATGCTAATGAACAAGAAAGATTACAAAATGAAGCACTGGATAAACAATTAAGTTTTAGAGAAGGTCAAATAGAAAAGCAAAAAGAAACAGCTAGAGAAAACAAACATCAAGAAGGAATAAAAGCTAAGAATGATTATACTGGATATACAAATCAATATGGGCTTGAAGCAGAGAATTTAGCATCACGTGGTTTACTTAATAGTGGGGTTAGCGAAACAATGAAATTAGGTACTTATAACACTTACCAAAATAGACTTGCTAATGCTAACAAAACTATGCAAGATGCAATAACTGAATATGATAATTCAATGAATGAAGCTAGAGTTAATTATGATACGAAAAAGGCAGAAAATGCATTCGAAAAGTTGAAATTAATGCTGAGTTATGCAAAAAGTTATTATGATACAAATGCAACTTTAGGGCAAAATCAATTACAAAATAATCAAAATCTAAGAAGTGAATATAATACTCAGTATAATACTATTAGAAATCAACTTCAAAATGAGAAAGAATTAGAAGAAAGAATTAGACAATACAACGAAGATATGACTTATCAAAAAGAAAGAAATAGAATAGCTGATGAACAATGGCAGAAAGAATACAATTTAAGTCGTTATAAATCAAATAACAACGGTTCTGATAATAGTTACATATTAACTGGTGGAGACAACAATTTGGATGCTTTTGGTAACAACGTGCAAACACAAGGAATGGGAAATTATTATTTCAAAAAATCAGATGGAAGTTATACTGACCAACCTAGTTATATTAATAATGTAAGATTACAAACTAACGGGGTTACAGCTGGGCAAATTGGTGTTGTAACAAATGGAATTGGTAAAGGATATAGAATTTGGACTGATGGTAATAAATATTACGTATGGAATAATAATGCTAAAACTTATCTTGATGTAACAAACTATTATAAAAAATATAAAAAGTAAAAGAGGTGTTTTATGATAAAAACATTTGATGATTATATGAAAGATAATAAAAATACTAATGGTATTCAAACATTTGATAATTATGTTAAAGCAAATAATTTGAAGATTAGTAGTACTATAGCATCACCAAATGTTACAACAAAAAAGAAAACCAACTGGTTAAGTAAAGCTTTAGATGTTGTAAATTTTGCATCAAATCCTACGAAAGGTATGACAAACTTAATGACAAAGCAAGCTCAGAAGGGTGTCAGTGATGGTGCTAAAGTATTAAATAATATTAGAATTGGTAATACTTCTGTAATTTCAAAACCAAATTCAAATGCTACTGGTCTTGAAAAAGCGGTAACCACAGGTTTAAATGCTAATAAACTATTTGTTGAAAACATGATGAAAAGTGTTGAGGGTACAATTGACACTGGAGCAAGTCTTCTTTCTGGAACGGGTAAAGTTTTAGGCGCTAATACAAGTAAAATTGATAATTTTATTAAAAAAAATCTTACTCAAAATTCTTTAGATTACATATTTGGTAAGGGTAATAAAGAAAAAGGACGAAAATTACAGGAACAGGCTGATGAAAATTCTTATATAACTAATAAAGATTTAGCAGGTCAGGTAGTTAGTGCTGTAGGTGGACAAGTTCCAACTATTCTTGCAAGTGGCATAGCACAAGGTAGTGGTTTATCAGACAAAAATGTAGAAAGGGTTAATAAACTTACTTTTGGTAGTAAAGTTTATGGTAATTCGATGGAAGAAGCACTAAATAATGGTGCTTCTTTTAAAGATGCAACAAAATATGCAGTTGGTAGTACAGCAGTTGAAATAGCAAGTGAATGGTTGACTGGTGGTATTCCCGGAACAAATGGAAAAGGTGCACTTGATAATTTAGCAGGTAAACTTATAGGAGAACCAATAGAAAAAGCAAGTAGTTCGTTATCCAAAGCAATTCTTAAATATGGGTATAGAATGGTCGGAGAAGCTTCAGAAGAAATGCTTTCGGAATTTTTGCAACCTTTTGTTGAACAATTAACATATAAATATGAAAATTCTAAAAGTTTAACTGGTAATTTGAAAGAAGGTTTAAATAATGTAAGTGTAGAAGATATATTAATTGCTGGTATAACAGGTGCTTTATCTGCTGGTATATTAGATGCTCCGGTAAGCTTTAGTGATATATCGCAAGCAAAAAGAAATAAAGCTAATACTAACATTAATTCTAACCTAGAAAATAGTACTACTACAGAAGAAAAAATAAAATCTAACACAAATGCTGGTTCTGTATCAAATATTGCTCATACTTCAAGTAATGTAGTTCAAAATTTGAATAATCAAGAAGAAAACATAACTGAACGATTAGAAAAAATAAAACGACTACAAGAAGTAGCAAAACAAAATAAAAAATATGATAAAATAAATAAAGTTTTAGAAGAATACAAAAATATTCAAGAAAAACAAAACGAAACAATTCAAAACATAGAAAATAATCAAAATAATCTAATCGAACAAATAAATAGTGAAACTCAACAACCAAAATATGACTTGACTATTGATGAACAAAATGAATTAGACGCATTGAAAAAAACTGATTTAGCTATAGGATTAGATGAAAAAGAAAATGCCAGATTAAATTATTTAGAGAAAAAACAAAATGGATTAATAAAATATCCAGATTTAATCGGTAAAAATTCATATGAAAACATTAAATCTAATTATTGGAATTATAAGAATAGTCTTGATAGTTATAATCCAACACTTTATAACAAAATTAAAGAAGTGACACCTAGTTATAGAAATACTGGAAGAATGACTAAAAATGAATGGTTAGGACTTGCTAAAAACATAGGTGCTAATTTTAAAGGGGACTCACAAAGTTTAGAGAAATACGCAGTTCAAACTTGGTTTTATGCTTCTCCACAAAACAATTTAAACAGACAAGGTAAGAAGTTTGTTAAATTTGATATAGGAGAGTGGCTTACAAGTTTCTATGAAGGTGCAGGAGTAGGTACAGAAATAAATATACCTACAAATGCAAATACAAATGCTCAAGTAAATTATAGTATGCCTAACTTGCCTATGTCTTCTTATAATTATGTAGAGAGTAATAACACTAAAATAAATGAATTAAGAAAATCAGCAAGTCAATATTTAAATAGTAGTGAAAAAACTATAAGAACTATTGATTTAATGGAAAAGATAATAGCTGATAAAGACTATAGAATAAGGTTTAATCCTAATATCACAAATGAAAGTGGAGTACCAGTAAATGGTTTGATAACAAAAGAAAATGGTCAAGTAACTATTGAATTAAATCCTAATGCAAATAATTATGTTGAATTCTTAATTGTACATGAAATAACTCATGACATTGCGACAAAGGAAATGAAAGAACTTATTCTTGATTATGCTAAACAAGATTCTAAATTTGAAAAATCATTAGAAACATTAAAAGAAAGATACAAAACTGATGATGTATCAGATGAAGTAGTAGCAGATGTATGTGGAGAGCTATTTGGAAGTAGAGAATTTATTCAATCGGTTGTTGAAAAGAAACCTAATATATTTAAGAAAATATTAAATAACATTAGAAATCTAGCAAAAAAGATAAAAGGCACTGGTACTAATGAATATGTGAATTTTGTTGAAAACTTAAAAGAAATGTGGGAAGAGGCTTACTATAGTAATAAGAGTAACCTTAAAGATAAAAGGTTTAGTATTCAACAAGACAGTAATGGCAATAAATTTGTTAATGTTGATACTGACCAAGACATATTTGATGGTAAAACTTTATCAGAACAAACTAAAATTGCAAGACAATATATTTTAGATAATTTTAGACAAAATGGTATCAATGTGAACAATGAAAATATAGATGTTACTTCTAAAACAGCAAATGAATATACACATCCTAGAAATCCATTGCCTGTTACTACAAAAAGTTCAAAAATGAAAGCATCCACAGAATTGGATAATTTATTATCAATATCAAAATATAAATATAGCAAGTCTGATGATGGAAGACATCGATTTGCTAAAAATGGTTGGGATTATTATGAAACTACATTTAAAGTTGGTGACAATCTATTTACAGGTCTTGTAAATATTGGTAAAAGCGATAATAAAAAAACGTTATATGATATAACGAATATAAAAAGAATTGACCAAAATCGTAGTACATCAGCTAATGCTTTCACCACATCGTTGGTCAATTCCGTTGCAAATAATATACCACAATCAGACAATAATGTCAATAGCGGTACATCATCTACTACTAAATATTCTATGTCAATAAGTGAAAATAATGCACAAGAACTAGATAATAGTTCTTTTTCTTTCGATAATAAAGGCAGAAAATTATCAAAAGGGCAACAAGAATACTTTAAAGATAGTAAGGCTAGAGATGAAAATGGAAATTTAAAGGTTTTATATCATGGCACACCAAACGATTTTACTAAATTTAGCTATGATAAATTAGGAACAAATGGAACTTTGTTAGGTAAAGGATTTTATTTAACTGATGATATTAATGTTGCCAAAGCCTATGCTAGTAAAGGCGAAAAAGGGAAGGTAATGGAATTGTACGCTGACATTAAAAAGCCTTTAAAATGGGGAGAAAAATCTATTTCTAAACAACAATATAAATCTTTTGTAGAATCAATAAATGAAATTACAAATGGTACGTTGTTTGCTGATTACAGTGGTGAATATAGTGAAAAAGGAAGCACACAATATAATTCTACACTGAATGACATATTGATGGATTATGAATATGGTGGAGATGATATTGATTTAGTATCTGGAATATTAAATACAACTGGTATGTCTTGGAATAAGGGATACAAGATCTTAAAAGATACAACAGGTTATGATGGAATAATAGTTACAATTGATGTTTACGATAGTGGTGAAGGTAATGTATATATACCATTTCAAAGTAATCAAATAAAAAATGTGGATAACACTAATCCAACTTCAAATGAAGACATAAGATATTCTCAAAACACTAAAGAATGGAATGATTATCTAAAAGAAAACTTTCCATCATCGGGAACAAAAACTAAAATGTCTGATATTAAGTTACCTGTTAGGGAAGATATAGAAAGTAGTTCTAAAAAGAGCAAGATTTTAAATCCAAATGAAATATCAAAATTAACTAAGGAAGATGCAAATACAACTCCTAATTTACCAAATTATAAAAAAAATAAATATAATGATGGCAACAGCCATTTTGCTAAAAATATTAAAGATAAAGTTAATATGCTAAATGCAGAACAAAAGTCTGAAATACTTTTAAATGAAGATGTTAGATATTATGATAAAGTAACTAATAAGGAAAGTTTAGAAAAAGCATTTAAAAAACTCGAAAAAAATGGAGCTAGCGAAACTTTAGAGTGGTTTAATAAAGAACCTAAAAATGCTAATTCTATTGATGTTGCAGAAGGATGGATATTACTAAAGCAATATGCAGATAGTAATGATGTTCTAGGCATGAAAAATGTTGCAAAAAAACTTCGTAATATTGGTACTATAGCAGGTCAAACTGTTCAAGCATTTAATATTATGGAAAGAATGACACCAGAGGGTATGGTAGTCTATGCACAAAGTGAATTAGACGAAGCATATGACAAAATGGTAAAAAATAAGACGAAGGAATGGATTAATAAACATAGAAGTGAATTTGACTTAACTCCTGAAGAAACTCAAACAATTATGAATATAATGGATGATGTCAAAAATATGGAGGATGGATACGAAAAAAGAGTAAAACTTGCAGAAATTCAAAAATTGATGACTGATAAGTTACCACCTGAAAGAGGAGCGGGTATTAAAGCTTGGATGAGAATATCAATGTTATTCAACCCAAAAACACAAGTAAGAAATATTTTAGGTAATGCTGTAATAGCTCCTACAAATGCTTTTAGTGATTTGTTCGCAAGTGGAGTAGATAAGATGATTTCTAAAAAAACTAATGTTAGAACTACAGGTGCACCTAATTTGAAAAGTTATGGAAAAGGTTTCAAAACAGGGCTTTATCAGAGCTATAATGATTTTAAGAAAGGAATTAATACAAGAAATATTGAAGGAAACAGATTTGAAATAACGCAAGGTAAATCATTTAATGATAAAAATGTAATTGGTAAAAATCTAAATAGAGTGGATAATTTATTATCGTTTATGTTAGATGCAGGAGATAGAGGTTTTTATGAAGCTTCTTTTACTAATTCAATAAATAATCAAATGATATTAAATAAAACAAATAAGATTACACAAGAAATGATAGATATTGCTACAAGTGAAGCATTATCAAGAACTTGGCAAGACAATAATAATTATACTAGATTTGTTTTACAAACTAGAAATGCTTTAAACAAAATAAATGTCAAAGGTTATGGATTAGGAGATATACTAATTCCATTTGCTAAAACTCCGGCAAACTTAACAAAGGCTATTGTTGATTATTCTCCCGTTGGATTAATTAATGCTATTAATAGTGGTATAAATCTTAAAAACAGTTTAGAAAATGGTCAATTTACTCCACAAATGCAACACGATTTTGTACAAAGATTAGGTAAAGCAACTGCTGGAACTATGTTGTATCTAATTGGACTAGCACTTGCAAAAGTAGGAATAACTAGTGGCGAAAGTGATGATGATAAAGATACAAGAAACTTTATGAAAAATACTTTGGGAATAAACTCGTACTCTATAAAAATAGGTGGTAAAACATTTACTTATGACTGGGCTCAACCTATAGCGGCACCACTTTCTATAACTGCTAATATAGAAAAAAATAGAAAAGAAAATGTTAGCACTTTAGAGAACATTCTTTCTTCATTAGACACTGCTGGAAACATATTACTTGAACAGTCTTTTATGGATAGTATTAATACTGTTTTAAATAACAACGATGGTATTGTAACTGGAATACAAGAAGCAATATTAGAACTACCTTCACGTGCTATACCAACTTTTAGTAAACAAATTGTAGATTTGACAGATAGCACACAAAGACAGACATTTGAATATAATGCACCTCTAAAAACATCGGTAAATAAAATAAAAGCAAAAATACCAGGATTAAGTAAGCAATTGGCACCTAGCGTCGACACTATGGGCAGAGATATTCAAAAGTATGGTGATAAAAATAATGTGTTTAATGTTTTCTTAAACCCAGCAAACGTTAATAGTGAGAACTTAAGTGAAAGTGCAAGTGAAATATATAGACTTTATAAAGAAACAGGAGATACTACTATAATGCCTAGAGTAAGTCCTTACTATATTAATAAAAATGGATCAAAAACAATTTTAACTTCTGAACAAAGAGCATACTATCAAAAAACTTCAGGCAAAATTATAGAAGATAATGTTAAAAAGCTTCTTAAGAATAGAACTTATAATTCATTATCTGATGAAGAAAAATCAGATGTTATCAATAACATTGTGAATTATTCATATAATATTGCTCAAAAAGAAACTCTTGATTTTGATATATCAAATGCTTACTATAAAGCTTATCAATATTCAAAACTTGGAAATGTTAGTGATTATTACATAATTAAATCACAGGAATTTACTTCTAGTAAGGATAAAAATGGAAAGACCATAAGTGGAAGTAAGAAAGCAAAAGTAATTAATTATATTAATTCCATGAACATTCCAGTATCTCAAAAAGCTATATTAATCAACTTAAATGGATACAAACTTACAAATTATAATTTTCAGGTAATTAATTATGTTAATTCTTCTAACAATACTACAGCAGATAAAAAAGAAATATTAAAGTCTTTAGGTTTTGAAGTTTATACAAAAAACGGGAAAACTTATGCAAAGTGAGGTGGTAAAGTTGATACCAAAAAGTAATGATAGAGTTAAGCCTGTAACAGCGGATGATGTTATAAGAAGACTTAACGACACCATAAATAAAAATAAAAAAGCGGTAGAGTTACTAGTTGATGAGCTCAATAAAACTAATACTAGTATAGAAAAATATGTTGAAGCTTTGACAAAAGACATTGGAAATTTACAAGACCAAGTAGATGGAAATATCACTACTTGGTTTTATTCTGGTGTCCCCACGTTAGAAAACAAGCCAACGAGTGACTGGACTACTGATAATGAAAAAATCAAGCATATAGGAGACTTGTATTATGACCAAGACACTGGATATGCTTATAGATTTAATTACAACAATTCTACAAACACATATAATTGGTTAAAAATAACTGATAGTGATGTAACAGAAGCTTTAGCTATTGCTAATTCTGCTCAAGATACAGCAGATAGAAAAAGACAAAACTTTGTTGTAACTCCGTATACTCCGTATGACGTTGGAGACTTTTGGATTAAAGATAATAAAGATTTATATAGGTGTCAAACTAAAAGAACAAGTGGGAAATTTAATGCAAGTGACTGGTGTAAAGCTACTGATTATTCAAACGATGATTATGCAAAACAAGTTGAAGCAGTTTTAAACGATTTTAAAACTACAGTAGAAACGGATTATGTTACTAATGTTAAATTTAATACAACAAAAGAAAGCATAGAAGCTTCAGTTGAGACAGTAACTACACAAATTACTAAAATAGAAAATGATGTATCTCAAAACAAGACTGAAACAGACAACAAAATATCAGGCATCAACAACAAGTTAAATGATTATGCAACAGTTGAAAATGTTAAGACTGTTTTAAATCGTGTTGAAGAAAATATTACGGCAACAGCAAAAAATACTGAAATTATAACTAAAATTGAACAAGATGGTGTTACTAAGGTTGACACTAAAACTGGATTTGTAATGGACTCAGAAGGCTTTCATGTTAATAAAAGTGGGGCTAAAACTGCTTCTAAATTAGATGAGGCGGCGCTAGAAATAGAAGATAAAACTGGTTTGAGCAGTAACGTTCTTTTCTATTCTGGTTATGTAACTGATGAAAAGGCTTCAGAACAAACCGAACTTGCTAAGTATAAAGGTCAAACAATTACTTATTCAAAGAATATTGAATTCGGACAGTACTTAAGTAGTCCGAATTTTCGTATCGAGGAGACTAGCGATGAGGTTCATGGCAAAGGATTAGGCTTCTTCAGTTTAGGAGGTGATTAGTATGGTTTTATATGCAACACATGCAAATTCTAACTATACATCTATTATTACAGTAAGCGAAACATCAACTAGCACAGAAAATAACACATCAACTCTTTCGTATTTAGTTCAAATGCAAAGCAAAAATGGTTATAATTTTGAATCAATTGGTTCAACCATAGTATTGAAGATAAATGGTACAGCTGTTTATAATCAGTATGCTCAAAGAAGTTGTGGTAAAAACGCAACTGTTACTTTAGCCAGTGGTACAACTACAGTTAAACATAATGACGATGGTAAGAAAACCATCAATATTGAGTATTCATATAGTCAGTCAAGTACCGCTTCGTATACGCCTAAATATGCTTCTGAGTCTGGTTCAATGCAACTTTCGACTATTGCACGCACCACTAAAGCAGTTACATTCACAGGCTTTGTTGAAAAAGTAAATCCTATTAGTTTTAACCCTGCAAGTTCAACTTTTACTCATTCAATAAAGTTAACTTTTGGAAATAATGTAAAGTATCTAAATTCTGAAGGCAATTTACAAACGACTGAAGTTAAATTAAGCGGTTCATCTTTCAATTTTAATGTACCAGTAGATTACTATAATGAATTTACGACTGAAAGCAAGACAGGAACTATGTTACTAACTACTTATAATGGCTCAAGCTCAATTGGTACTTCTTCAATTACTTTTACAATTTATGCTGACAAAGAAATATGTAAGCCTAATTTAACAGGAACATTAATTGATGTAAATGCTTTAACATCAAAACTGACATCAGGTAATGATACTTCAAATAGTATAGTGAAAGGTTTTTCAACTGGAAGACTTACAATAACGTCAAAAAGAATTAGCAGTGTAAATGATATTAATGCTACTATTAAAAGTCTAGTAATTGCTAACAACAACATTACTGATACCAGTAAAAATGTTTATGATATTAACAAACTTCAAAATAAAAGTGTAGATGTTACTTTAACTAATAGTCGTGGTGTTTCTGAAACATTTACTATTTCAGCGACTGGCGAATTAATTGATTATATTGTTTTAACAGGAAATGCTAAAGCCAAACGTGAAAGCCCGACGAGTAATACTATTGTAGTTGTTTTAACTGGAAATTATTTTAATGATAGTTTTGGTGCTGTTAATAATTCATTAAATATTACATGGTATTATAGAGAAAAAGGTAATGAAAGTTGGAGTAATGGTGGAACACTAACTCCGACTACTTTAGAAAACAATACATATTCTTTTAGCAATAATCTAGATGGTAGTTTTAACTATCAAAAAAATTATGAATTCAAATTTAAAATATCAGACAAGTTAACAACTTTAGAAACTATACAAATTACTACAAAAGGCATCGAAACATTTGGAATTTACGCAGATGGCAGCTTAAGAGTAAATGGCTTGTTTTTGAAACTTGTTAAAGTTGTTAAAAGTTGATAGTTGGGAGAAATAGGAATGAAAAATAAAGAAAGTTTTGGAATAGAAAATATGATGCTTGATAGTGAAAGCGTTGGCTACAAAGGAAGGACACTTGAAGGTATTCTTGATAGTTTACTTTCACAAAAGTCTTTAAAGTTCACTCAACAAACTTATCAAAGAGGTGCTTCAAATCAAGTAATTAGCGCTGCAGCTGTTAATACATTATATTTTGATACGGTAAAAAATTCAAACAATGAAATTCTAACATTATCGAACGGAAAAATAAAAATTTCTGCTAGGGTTAAATTCTTTATAATTACAATCGCATTAAAGTTTACAGCAGTAGGTTTTTATTCTTATATTGGGTATGATAATATTTTAGCCAATTTAGATGGTGTTTCAAGAAGCAATTCAAAATATTGGTCACAGACTGTGGCTTATGTAGGCTCAGGAGTTGATGCAACAATTTCGTTACAAGTTTATTCAGGAAGCTATATGGAATTTGTCCATGATAATTACTGGTCCAACGTAATAGTTACTGCAGTATATGAATAGAAAGGAGCATAAAAATGGAGAGTTTAACTTTGGGAGAATTAGCAAAGGCCTTGACTTTTTTAGTAGGTTTGATAGGTTCTATTAAATACATAAAGAATGGTACTGTTAAAAGTGTATCAAAAGTAATTGATAACAGACTAGAACCGATTAGAAAAGAAATTAAAGATTTGCGGGAAGAAACATCTAAGAATAACTTATCGAGTATTAAAACAGATTTGATTAATCTTATGGAACTTACAGATAAAGAAAAAGTATCACCAGAGCAAAAGATGAGAAGTTATGAATTATATGATTATTATTGTAAGCACGGTGGTAATAGTTATGTCCATGACAAATGGGAGAGATTAAAGAAAGAAAACAAATTATAAGGAGAGTGAATAAAAATGAAAGAAAAAATAGCAAAATTAATTGATTTAAAGACTATAATAAGTTTAATAGTAGTAATAAGTTATACTATTATGGTATTTAAAGGTATAGTAGAAGCTGATTATAAAGATTTAGTCATAATGGTTATGACTTTTTATTTTGCATCTAAAACAAACAAAAAGGAGAGTGAGTAAGATGGAAGAAGCAAAAGAAATGGAAATTCAAACTACAGTTAATGAAGACGGTTTGAAAGAATTATTGGAAGGAAGTGAAATTGAAAATGTTTACGAAGAGAACAAGTAAGCCTACTAAAGGTAATAAATCATATATCCGTAAAGCAACAGGAGGATGGAATTCTTGTATTCAAGGAAGTCCAACAGATAAAGACTGCAATGTATTAGCAAACTGCGTAGGATATGCAAATGGACGTTTCAATGAAATCATCACTGAATTAACCGGTTATCAAGGAAACAAGTATAATACTTTAAACTGCAATGCAGAAAGTTTTATTGAAAAAGCTAAGAAGGCTGGCTTAGAAATCGGACAAATACCTAAACCTGGTGCAATCGTTGTATGGGCTAAAGGAATTGTTGGTAATGCAGATGATGGAGCAGGACATGTTGCAATAGTAGAAGAAGTGCTAGATGATAACACAATTTATACAAGCGAAAGTTCTTACGGAATTAGCGCTTTTTATAATGCTAAAAGAAGTAATTCAAATGGCAGATGGGGCATAGGAAGTAAATACACATTCAGAGGATTTATTTATAATCCAGCTGTTAAAGAAGAACCAACACCAAAACCTGAACCTAAACCAGAACCAACTCCAGTTGATGAATTTAAAGTAGAAGACAAAGTCTGTGTTAAAGGCTATGCTACTGAAGCTTCTGATGGTACAGGAAAAAGAACTGCCAATTATGGTGGTAATCCTAAAGATCCTACAGATATTAGATATATAACTTTGATATGTGAAGGTGCAAAAAGACCTTACCATATTTCCGTAGGGAAAACATTACATAATGGAGACAGAGGTTGGGTAAGCAAAGACCAACTTACTAAAGTATATTAAATTAATCCGAATGTAGTAGCGTAGTTCTACTTGCATTCGGACTTTTTTTTAATAAAAAAATGAAAAAAAATTTCAAAATATTTTTCAATAGTTTTTTTATTTTTTTCACAAAAATACTTTGATTTTCATATAATTTAGTGTATAATACTAATTTACTACTTGAATTATTATTCATTATTTTGGTAAAATATTTAGTAGAAAGTAGAGGTGTAAAAAGTGGAAATAAAAAAAATTTCAGAAAAAGAGATAAGGCAGTTATATAAAGACTTAAAGATAAAACGTGATGATTCTACACCTGTTGAAATGAAGAAGAAAGAGAATATAGGTATATATGATATGAACAAAAAGAGTTATTTAGATAATAAGACTAGTAGTAGAACGAGGTACAATTATGGCTGGATGGAATAAAATATTAAAAGAAATACAAGATGAAGAAATACAGTCTCCTTTAGATACAATCAGAAAGAAATATATCAAGCAGTTGTATAGATTAACTGAAAGAAATATTATTTGTTACTATTCGGGTTTTTTAACTTGTGTTGATTCTCCAGATGTAGCTATAAATGATAGAGATTTAAATGGGTTTATGACTATGATTCATGGAATGGATAAAACAAAAGGATTAGATTTATTAATTCATTCTCCAGGTGGTGAAGTATCAGCTACTGAAGTAATAGGTAATTATTTAAAAAAAGTTTTTGGGAATGACATTAGAGTTTTTATACCTCAAATTGCTATGTCGGGAGGTACAATGTTAAGTTGTATAGCTAAAGAAATATATATGGGCAAACATTCTAGTATTGGTCCGATAGATCCACAATATATGGGAACACCAGCTTATGGTGTAATACAAGAATTTACTAAAGCGAAAAGCGAAATAATAGAAAATCCCGCTTCAATACCATTTTGGCAACCGATTATTGCAAAGTATCCTCCGACTTTCATAGGACAATGCTATAAGGCTGTAGAATTGTCAGAAGATGTAGTGATAAATTGGCTTAAATCTGGAAGTATGTTTGAAGGCGATAGTGAACAGATAAAAGAACAAAAGATACAAAAGATAATTGAGCATTTGAATAATAATGAATATACAAAAATTCATTCAAGGCATATAGGAATTGATAAAGCTAAAGAATTAGGCTTAAACATTATAGCTCTTGAGGATGATGAATCTTTGCAAGATGCAATATTGTCAGTACATCATTGTTATATGCACACATTTCAAAATACACAAGCTGTTAAAATTATTGAAAATCAAGAAGGAACATCATTCATTATGGTTAATGTTAAACCTCAAAGATAATTAATCTTAAATATATCAATAAAATCAATTTCAGGATAAATTTCCTGGAATTTTTTTTGTGCCACTTTTTTGTATTCTATAGAATGCTGTATTTCATTGTGGTGTTCTCTACACACCGGTAACACTAAACCATATCTCATAGAATTGTTTCTATTTCTACCGCCTAACAATTCGTGTAAGTCATCTCTAGGTCTATTACAGAAATAACACTTGTCTAAATTATCAGTAAATATGCTAAATCTTTTTCTTTCTAATTTAGCACGTTTTTTGCTAATTTGTTTTAAAGGCTTTTTCAAACCATTTGAGGCACTTTTCTTGTATTCTTTATAAACACATGATTTACACTCATTCAAATCAATAGCCTTATTTATTTTTTTACAGAAGAAGTATTTATTATATTGTTTACTTCTTAATCTTAAATTAATACATTTATTGTTCATGTTATTATGCAAGAAGATAAATATTTTTCAGAGTACTTTTCGGAGTACAAAAATACAAAACATACTAAAATAAAGGAATTAAAACGATTAATAAGTGCCCGTACAGGTCACCATTTTGAATATTAATCCTCGTTTTTAACGAGGTTTTATTA